GTTTACTAGGCTCTTTCTCTATTTGATCAGGATAGGACCCCCCCAGGCTTCAGAGTTTTTACACTCCACCTGAGAAATTACGTTGATCAGACAACCCCTCTTCGGGGAGTCGGCAGGCCATTGTGAATAATTCTGTTCGACTGCCATGCAACAGAATAGATATTTCTTTTTACACCATTAAAAGAAACACCCAAAAGAAAACACGCATGTGCCGTTGTGTATTTTATCCGAAGGAGCGCACATCTCATTCGAAAAACATGTCTTTATCTTTTTAAAGCATTCGATGGAGTAGAAACCTTACGATTAGGGACAGATTTAGTTCGGTTTTTAGTTTTCTTGTTTTGTTCATCTTGCTTAACCTTGCTGGTCGTGAGCATTTTCTGGTTGCGAGGTTTGGATTGTGGACTTTGACTCGCGAGGTAACCATCAGCTATTGCGCCAGCTCCATTAGCCAACGCTGCAAACTGTGGCTGCCCTAAAGCCATCAAACCAGGCGCCAAAAATTTTGCTGCTCTTGAAACGACTCCAGCAAACCAATCTCCTAATCCATTTTGTGAACTAGGGACGGCTGTGGGAAGGCTTCCTAAACATCGTGAATAGATTTCCAAAGCAACGGGGTCATATTGGGCACTGGGGGTGGCCAATACCAAAATATCCGGTTGTTTAGGAGTAGGGAAGGATTCAACGTACAAATTACTAGTTAATGCAAAACTAGATTGTTCGGAAAGTCCTGTAAGGATACATCCATTCATGTGTATAGGATAAATTTTCATAGCGGGGAACAACCAACTAAAAGGGGCGGCAATCAAGGTGGGCTTGGGAATCAGTAGGTTAGTTGTGTTAATAATACCAGTTCGATCTTCATTAGCAGTGGGATCATTCTCTATGGCCGGTTCGAGATAATTGACTAGCAGAGGAGGATTATCCTGACCCACAAAAGCGGAAACAGAATAACACCCTTCTTCGGCCAACCATTGACGAGTGCCGGGTATAAGAGTTGCTTCAGCCATGGTAGAAGGAGGTGATCGAATTTGTTTTAGGGACACCGGACAAACAACAGCCGGACCAGGATTTGCATAAGAATAAGTACTACCAACTGTGTGAGATTGAGACATTCGGTAAGCTGTAGCTTGTCCCTGCTTATAAATCTCAGCAGTTGTGTTTATGACTTCAAATCCGGCAGAAACAAGTCGAGATGCTCCATTCGAATAAGCATCCGGCAAGTATACCGCCCCAACCAAAGTTGCAGTTAAGGGGTTAAAAGCTGTTCCTGTCGCCACGGCAAAGGCTTGCAGCCCGCCGAGGGTTACAGTTCCTGTGGCTCCACTAACGTTGTGATTTCCAAGGGCTCGACTAACTTCAGTGAAATCAACTGGATTTAACCAAGGCCATTGAACGATGTGACAATCCCAAATGACTCCAGGACCCAAGGGACTCGTAAATTGAACTGATTGTTTAAGACATCTAACTACGGAAGCAGACGTTTCAACATCAGGCCAACCTTCTAGTTCTTTGAGTTGCGTGTCGTGCATAGGATCCAAAGCAGCGACAAGGAAATCTTTGCCTGTTTCAGATAACCTTTTGGCTGTCACCATAGATTGCAAGATTTTCTCTCCTCGAGTGATACGAGATATAGAAGAAGACATGAACGAGAGTTGTTTGGGGTGCTGAGCTCTCTCTCAGCCGAATAAATCTTTTATGCATAATCTTTGTCTCGCAGTTTCAACAAGACAGGATCAAACAATAAATCCCCTATTTCAAGCGTAGAAGTGACCGCTTCCAACCAAAGAATTTGAGCATAAGTTATATCATATCGATTCTGGATTATTTCCAGCGCTTGAGTTCGATCTATAGTTACGGGTTGGTCTAAAGAAACCTTATGACTTCGGTCATCTAACATTTCCACTCTAGTTTCCACCATCAATTGTTTATAACGATTAATGAGGGGCCCCAAAATGGGATAATCACAAGGTATATTTTTATAATTTTGATAAAAACAATATAACATCTTCTGGTAAGCTATTCGTGTTGTTTGTTCTTGATCCATCTTAGGATATTGATGTTTAATTTCTTTTGAAAATACTTGTCGAGGATCGGTCAAAACTTTCGTCAATTTGATATATTGACTGACTAATGGAAGCCAAGAATAATTGTCGTCAGAAGGAAAAAACTGACCTTTTAAAAAAGTAGCATCACTTAAATTTTCATGGATAGAAAATTTTGCTTCAAACCCCAAAGCAGAGCAAGAAGCCTCAAAATGTTCAGAAAATTCATCTAAACCAAAAGAATATAAAGTCAGGAAAACGGGACTAGGAGCACCTACTGAATTGGAACTTGTTGTGTCGGCACTGCCAGTACCAGTTTGGAAATGGTTTTCTAATTTATAAGAGAGAGCATCTTTTCGAAAATGAAATCGGGCAGGAATTTCGGAACATTTGTACAAAATATCAGCAACGGTTTCGGGAACACCCATGTGAATCTGGATGTCCAATTCTACCCTTTTAGCATGTCTACCTTGAGTTCGATCATACTTAGAGTAATCAGACTCCCATGCGACTATTTTGCCATCCTTCCACATTAATCCCATCATATCGTCTCCTGCTACTATAACTGCTACGTCAATTTCATGAGCTCTCAACTGGGCCAAAGATTTATTAAACCATTTACTCAATTGGGTCGATGTCTTTCCAGAACCTACTGTTAATGTTATTTTAATTTTCTTTCCATCTTTATTTTTTATCTGATGAACATGCTTCGGATTGAATACTCTTTTGAAATTATTAAATGCCATGTCCACATGTTTGTGAGCTATAACCTGAACGGAAGTGTCTATATCTTTGATAACTCGGGGTTTTAAAAATTTTCCATCAGCAAAAGGCTTCAGGACTAAAACTTCATCGGATTTCATGTGCCATTTTGCTGTCAACCGGCAAACTGGAGTCTCTTCAAATTCATCTAATGCTCGACGAAGTCGTTGTTTTTTCAAGCTTCCATTGATCTCTTTAAGCCAAGAAGAATTACTCTTTTTCGTGTAGTCTAATGTTGCAACGTGACGCTTAATCATTTTCTCATACAAAATACGTACCCGAACCCATTTTTGAGCGAGGTCACATATAGTATTTTCATTTGTGGATCCATCACAAGGACTATTTTCGTCAACACACGAGTCAGTTAAGCATGGACACAAATTTCTCAACTGAAAGGCGGCTGCAAATAATTGAGCTCCCTGAGGGCGATACATCATTGCATTATGATAAAAAATGGGCCATATGCCTGGATTAGGTTTTTCATCTTGAGCATAAAGATCAACAAACAACAACTGTTTATCTAAATCTAAACTATGAGTTCTATCAACTAATTTATTAAGAGGAATTAAATAACTATTATTTTTTACTAACATCAAATCTACTTCGTCCAATCTTTTTTCTTCGTACAAATCTTTATAAGTGTATACGTCCATGACCTCAGGATGGGCTACGGCCATGCGTTTTGAGTTGATGCAAAAGACTATCAAATTATAAAGTGCATGAGTCAAAATTGGATAAGGGGAAAAATAAAAAGCTAAGTGAACTAAAGGATGAAGAAAAGTATAAAGACCCAATGGGCGATTTCTCATTTCAAAGGCTCCCAGTATTAAAGCCGAAGGCCACCCAAAAAATCGTTTGGCTCGTTCTTCTATATATGGACTGAGAACGATAGTGGCAAAAGCGAAGCAAGCCTGTTTCATTCGAAGCGACAATTTACTAACTAAAAATTCTGACAAAACAGAAGCAAAAGGAATCCCCTGACCAAAAGGAGCATCAGAGTTCCTCAAAAGAAACGCTGCATCATCAAAAGCGGGAGGTGAGACGATGACAGGTTCAATAGAGGGAAGTACTTCTGGAAGAATTTCAGCAATAATATCCGCTGGTTCAGTTGGAGCCACTTCAACGGTTTCAATAAAAGAAGGAAAACTAATCATAGGTAATTGTATGGCACAGATGGAATCTTTAAGTGCTGAATAAGTTTGAATTACGCTAGATTGGATTTGTTGGAATAAATTTGAAAAAACTCCTTTAATTCCCCCAAAGATATTAAATGACGGTAGAGAAGGAAAAGAAGGAAGAGGAGGTAACCTTAATGAATCGAAAGAATGAGAAAGGGAAGAAAAGAAAATTTTTTGTTTTTGATACAATACCTTGAGAACTAAACTAACAACCCCTAAAGCCGCGATCGTCAGCAGGATTTTACCTACGCAGCGGGCATAAGAGACAAAATCATAACCTGATGAAGTTAACATGAATTCTTTGCGGTTTTGTCTAAGAAAATCAATATTTGGTTTATAAATACTCCAGGTATCAAATAATTCTTGTGAATCTTTATACACGTTATCATAAAAAAGAAAAAGAGTTGTATCCTGGGCTAGGCGAGAGACATATTTATTTGGCAACATAGCTAATAAAGAACTCCTATTATCAAAAATTTCGGCCGAAACTTTACTGAGCAAAATATTAAATTGATTAGCTTGTCTAGTTTTTGAAAAATGATCTCCTACATGTTTAAAACATGGCGTGAAAATATATCTTTTAGTTGCGCGAAAAGGTTTCTTCAAGTGCTTCCATTCCGCCACTCCCTTCGCCCAAGGAAAATAATTTGTCCAGTGTGTCACGTATTGTTTGCTAATAAAGCGACCATTCGTTTTTAAATTCTCACTGGATATTGTAATAGGTAATGCGGTTAAAGTCAAACTATATACATCAACATCACCATAACTCCGAAGCACCGTGCTACACAACGCTCGACTTCCAACTTTCTTAGATCCCACCCATTGATAAGGGGTCGTGTGCCAACCCCAAGGAGCATCCATCATGGATGGTTGAAAATTCAAAAGGTTGCCTTTAATTTCGTAGACGCCCTCTCCATGAATTTCACCAAATTTTGCAGAAAAGTCATAACGCTGAGCAACCACCAAAATTCGTTTAATATCATATCTATCAAAACATTCGACAATTTCATCCAACGAGATCTGATAAACATCAACTATAAGTCCGATATAACCAGGCTTCTTTTCAGTACAAGAAGGTCTGTGTTCCAAAATATGAGACCATTCTGAAACATCTCTGGCAGTTACCAAGGGTCGATACCAAACTAAATTCGGGGGTACTTTGTGAAATATATCCTTCCATAAGGAGGTGAGATTTTTGCCTCCCCATAAGTCAATTATACCTTCATATTTAAGTGCAATTTTAATACAATGTTTCATTGCAATTTCTCTCACTGCCGTAGACAGAGGATGGTTTGACAATCCAGTCTTATTTGGTACGTGTGTTATTAACCACCCTTGACTCATCAACTCTGATGCAATTTTTCCTTTGGGACAATAAGTCTGATGCAGATTTAATTGACCATTCATAAGAGAAAAGAGGCTCCCGTAAGGTCCAACCGGCACCCCGGCTCCAGAACCATCACCACCTTCTCCTCCCCCAGAATTTCCATCTCCACCAATAATCGTTGAATCCGAGGAATCGCCTGTGCTTGGCGTCGAATCTCCATCCTCGTCTGATTTTTCCGACGAACAATCCCCAACAACAGACCCTTGCGAGCCTGCTTCCAGCTGAGAATCGTCTGACGTACTTTCAGAAGTAGATTTAAGTAAAGATCCTTTTGCAAAAGGTTGAATAATGCATGTATTCGACTGTTCAATTTGACTAGAATCCAGGTCGCCATCATAACCAATCAAATCAAAATCCAGAATCAGTGAACTTTGTTCACTTGTCTTTTCACTGGCACTATGTGTCCGATAAGGACAATATTTTTTTGTATGCCCTGCATTTCTGCACGTCCAGCATTTTTTCTTATTTTCAATTGTTGTAATCATAATACCACCACAAAGCAAGTATATGCGAGTCTAAAAA